GACCGTCGGCGTGGCCGGCGCGTAGAGGCGCCGGGTTCGTACGGCGCTACGCCGGCCATAGCGGGCGAGGGCGCGCTGGAACTCCGCGAGGCGCTCCTGCCCCCAGACCAGGTACTCGCGCCAGACGTCACGCCCGCCGACGTTCACGCGGTTCGTCGAGAAGCTCGCCCACTCGAGTGCGGCGTAAGCGGCCGCGCCTCCGGCGATCATGTCCTCGAAGCGCGCGGGGAGGGTCGAGCCGCTGCCGTCGATCGTGTGCAGCTTCGTCCAGAAGATGTTCACGCTCTCGGCGGCGGCCGGCGTACGGTCGGTGAGCAGCGTGAGCGTCGAAAGCCACACCGAGAAGCGGACGTACTCCGGCGGGTACTCACCGGCCGGGTACTCGACGGCCTCGATGGCCACGAGGTCGGTCAGAGATGAGATCGACAGTTCGCGGCTGCCGGCCGTTGTCGCGAGCGTTGTCTTGGCCTCGAGCGGAACGGCGAGGCTGAACTCGCGGACGGTGTGCTGGATGTGGCGGTCCAGCTCGCCGTCCGTCCAGCGATAGTTGGCTGAGTCCTCGTCGTGGAGGTCTTTGCGCAGGCGGGCGCGGATGTCTGCGATGGTTGTCATGGTGCTTTACCTCCGAATGTTGGAGTGAGACGCCGAGGTCTGTGCCGGGCGCGGCGTAGGGGTCCAGCACGCGCGACCGTGGTCTGCCCACTTGATTCAGCACGGCGTTTCGTGTTTGGACATTGCTCATGCGACATGTGTGCTACGCCCTACCTCCGTCGGGGCTTGCGGACATGCCCTAGGCCTGACGGCGGAGTCACGAAACGAGTTCCAACAGCCGCGCCTTTTCGGCGGCGGCTGCGGCGTTCAGGTCCGCTTCCGCCTGGCGCTGCGATTGCTCTGTGAGCGCCGCGACCGAGGCCGCAAGGTCGCGACCGATCGCGACTTCGCGAATGTGGAGCTGGAGCCAGGTTTCCAGCGTGAGGCTCGTCTGGTTGCGTGAGTTGTACTCGGCGACGATGACGGCGAGGCGCCGCTCGCATTCGTCGCTCAGGTCGATCGTGTGTCTCGCCATGGTTCATCCCTTCCTGGGTTGCCCAACGTAGCCGAGTCCGCCGCAGGCCGGGCAGGGCTCCTCGCAGCTACAGCCGTCCGCCGCGCAGGAAAGGACACTACGCCGGCAGTCATCCGCTTCGGGCAGGAAGATGATGCCGGTGCCGCAGCACTCATCGCATAGCCGATGGGCTGCTCCTTCTTCTCTCATTTCCCATATCCCCTTTCTCATTTCTGATTCGTCCGTTAGGCCGCCGCGATCGTGGTTACCGTGCCGCTGCTGCCCCGCCACTTGAGCGCGCCCGCCTCGGCGTAGAGGACGCCACCGCCGCTCGGGTTCGAGCTCGGGACCGTGGCGGCGTTGGCGATGCCCAGCACCCGGCTCCCGCCGCCAATGCTCGGCGTGGTCCCAAACAGATACAATGACGGCTGGTGGATGCTCGGGTCCTGGGTCGTTCCCAGCACGCGCATGCCCCGGTTCGTTCCCGCCCCGCTCTGCGCCTCAACATCGAGCCCAATGGCGTCGCTGATGAACGCTGCTCCCTGGTTGCGGACACGCAGCCCCCGGTGCGTCGTGATCGAGCTGCCCGCGTCGCCGGTTGGCGTGATGGCGTCGAAGCCCGCCGTGTCCGTCGCGATCAGAGCGAGACCACCGGCGCCGGCCACGATGCCGCCGCGCACGCCGTCCAGCGTCGCGAGCACGCCGGTGCCAAGGCTGTCTTGCAGCGTGGGAACAGACGACAGGCCGTAGAGAGCCGTCAGGTTGAAGCCGCCGAGGTCGTAGGTGCCGCTGAAGTTAAATCCGAAGCGGGTAGAGGCGTTCGCCGATTGAGCACCCGACAGGTCGATGCCGATCAAGGCCGAGTTTCCGCTGCCCAGGTTCGGCCATGTCCCTGCCTGGAGGCGCGGTTGGGCCGACGCAGTCAACGGCGTCACGCCCACGCCGAGCCGGTCCACGATCTTCACGTCGCCCGACGCGAACTGAACGTGAGGCGACGCCGTCTGCAACAGCATGCGGAGAACGCCGGCAACGGTCAGCCGAACCTTGTCCTCGTCGGCGGCGTTTTCGACGTCCACCCAGGTATCGTTGTCGGCGTCCTCGATGCGGGAGCCGGCGGACACGCCGGATGGCGCCGCGCCGTGTACGGTCACGATGACGCCGTCGTCGGGGTTGTCGTCCGTGAACAGAAGCACGGCGCACTCACGGCCAGGCACAACCGCCGTCGGCGGGATGTTTGTGGCGACGCGAACGTCGTTCAGCCAGACAGACAGTGATCCCGCTATCTGAACGGTCGCCTTGTGGGCGGCGGCAGTATAGGCTTTGATGGTCGCGCGCTTAAGGGTGGTCATGGCGTGATTCCGGGGGCGGGGCGTAGGGGCGAGGCACCAATGATGGGTAATCGTCGCCGTGACAGAGTCCGGATGGCCAATGTTTCGTCCGATCGGTGCCGACGATGTAGTGCCTCGCCCCTACAACGGTCCACCTTTCCCTATGGCCTCACGCCTGTCAGCCGCGCCAGCTTCAACCGTTCGTCCTGAGCCTGTCGAAGGATGAACAGCGCCAGCAGCCATTCCATACCCATTACGGCCGCACTCCCGTAAGCCTTGCCAGCTTCAGGGTGTTGAATAACGCCAGCGACGTGTACCACTTGATGCGCGTGCGCGTGGCGTCCTTCGTCTCGAGGCTGCCGACGCGCTCGATCTGGAGCGAGCCCGGCGCGGTGAGGCCGGAGAGCGCGCCCTCGCCCATCTGGAAGGCGTACACCGTCGAGCAGTCGGTGCTGGTGCCGACCGTCTGGTTGTCGGCGATGTAGTCCGAGACGCCGATCGGGATGCCGTCGTAGAACTGGAGCATCTGGCCGAATTCGTCCCGGTCGGTCTCCAGAAGCGAACCCGAGTTGCGGGCCAGTTTCGTGACGATTCGGCGCGAACGCCGGCTCATCAGCAGGAGTTCCGGCTTGCCGCCCTTCACCTGGTCGACCAGCTCGTCGAGCTTGTCGAGGGTCAGCGAGCCGCCGTTGACGCCCATCGAGATGCTCTGCGCCGGGTCGGTGAGCTTGTCGAGCCCGTCGAACGCTTTCGCGTTGACGGCGACGTCGCCGGTGATGAACGTCTGCTCGAAGAGCTGACGCACGGCCTTCGCCTTGAGCTGGACGACCGCCGCCTCCAGGTCCTGCAGATTCGAGCGCGTCGCCAGCAAGAAGTTGTCGATGTCCGCGTCGCCGCCCATGATCTTCAGCGTGACTGTGAGCTGGGTGAACGTCGGCGTCGACTCAGTCCAGGTGTCACCCACGTCGAAGAACGAAGCCGTCGGCGCGGCGTTCTCCCGGTTATACGTGAGACCGTTCCCCACGATCTCGATGAACGGGACGCGCTGGAGCACCGGCGAGTCCTTGATGATGGTCTCGATGACGCCCGTCAGCAGGACGTCGTTCGAAAGCTTGGCCGCTTCGGCCAGGGTCAGAGCCATTTCTTCCTCCTTTCACCACTTCCACCTTCTGGCTCCGGATGTTTCGCCTCGAGCAGGGGATGGCAGACGCTTCCACCACAGACCGCCGCCACGAACCACCGGTCCGCCGTCCCCTGCGCTCGGCCTTGTTGGCTTAAAGAGTAGAACATATGTGCTATACTTGAGAAGAGGCAAATGGCACTGTCTGGCGGTCTCACGACGCGCGACGGTTTAGGCCGTCCGTAAACCTTCGGCCAGGGACAGTTAAACCAAAAACTGGCCATTCGGCTAATTACGGCGTTCTATTTTCCGCCGTATTTTCATCTTGGGAGCCGGAGCCCTCCACCAATCGCATAGCTGCAAGGAGGGTTCGGCCGTTGTCTTTCCTTCGAAGCGCGTTACTGTCCGCTGCTGTTGTCGCCGTCGCGACCGTCCTCGGAGGCGTTCTCGTTCCCGGCGTCGTTCCATCGCACGCCGTCCAGAACCCCACGATGAGCCTGGACATGGTGACGTCGGGAACCACGTATGACGAGGCGACGAATACGATGACCGTCGGCGCCGTTGAGAACTGCCTGACATCCGCGACCGCGGACCCGAACACGCACACTCACGCCGCGCACATCGTCATTCAGAACGCGGAAGATATCATCGGATGGCAGGCCCGCGTCAACTATCTGGGCGACAAGATGCGGCCGAACACAGTCAACTTCATACCTTTCACCGATAACACCACCGGGCAGAACATCTCTTTCAACAACCTGCCCATCGACCAGTCCACCTTCGTCCACCGCGATCTCATCACTGCCTCCAGCATCCCGGCGGCCGCGGCCGGACCGCAGACGGCCTCGTTCGGCGCCTCTTACATCGGCGTCCAGGACTTCGCCATCTCACCGGACACGCCCGCGAAGGCCACTCCGGACGACAGCTCCTACAGCGCTCCCAGCGGTGGGCTGCTAGCCTCGGTCGTCCTTCAAGTCCTGGCAGGAAACGCCGGCGATCCGTCGCTATTCATGAACCTGGACGACGGCGACCCTAACTCTCCGGGTGGTGGTATCGCCTTTTTTACCGGCAGCGGCTCCCAAGATGTCCTCCTGCCTCCTGCGGCATTCGGCGACGGCTACCACGGCGAAGGTGCGACCTGCGTTGCGCTGGACTGCACCACACAGGAGTGTCCGCCGGCGTCGCCCACGCCCGTTCCAACCCCATCGCCCACGCAGTCGGCGCCGCCCACGCCTGTTCCAACCCCATCGCCCACGCAGTCGGCGACGCCCACGCCTGTTCCAACCCCATCGCCCACGCAGTCGGCGCCGCCCACGCCTGTTCCAACCCCATCGCCCACGCCGATCTGCTTGCCCCTCCCGAGCCCCTTGCCTACCCCCTGTCTCCCGCCGCCGCCCGGTTAGCGCAAACGCCGACGCCTACGACGACCAGCGCATCCTGCGACACGCAGCGCGAGACGGTGAACCAACGGGTCGTGCGCGCTGA